AACCGCAATTCATAACATTAAACAAGCAAATAACCTAATTGACACGGAAGATTGGTTTAAAGACAAAATGAAAAGAATTTGTCAAAAGATTGAAATTACAGAAAATTAGTTTATATTTGCAAAATAGAAAAAGACATAGACGTACTACGAACCGACTATGTGTTTAGTGGTTAAATAATAATAACCCTGGTAGTTCGTAGCTATCGGGGTTTATTTTTTTTATGGCAAAAGACCCAGCATTTTTATTTTATCCAGGTGACTACGTTAGTGGCACAATGGGAATGACATTTGAAGAAAAGGGAGCTTATATGGACTTGCTTATGCTTCAATTCAATCGAGGTCATATGAATACTCATATGATACAACATACGATAGGTCACTTGTGGGAGCAAGTGAAAAGCAAATTTATACAAGACGAAGAAGGTTTATGGTACAATGTAAGGCTTGATTTTGAAAAAGAAAAGCGTAAAACCTTTACTGAGTCAAGGCGAAACAATATAAAACCAAAAGAAAAACCTAAAAACGAACCTTCATATGAAACGCATATGGATAGTCATATGGACTCTCATATGGAAAATGAAAATGAAAATATAAATAAAGATATAAATACTAATAAAAGTAAATGTAGTTTTGAAGAAGCTTACGAATATATGGCTAATAAAATTAGTTTAGAATTAGCTAAGATTGAAGCTGAAAAGTTTGTAAATTACTACGAAAGTAACGGTTGGAAAGTAGGTAAAAACCCAATGAAAAGTTGGACACACGCTGCAAATACTTGGTTAATAAACTCTAAACAATATGCAAAAGGAACTACAAACAATCAAAGAAAGCTTACAAAAGGGGAACAGTTTAACCTTGACGGCTACAACCTTATCAACGCTACTTCCTTCGGAGCAGGAGATTATGACCGCATTTTCGGGGGATAGGATTAGAAGCATTAATCAAACAATGCTTAATCAAAACTTGATTTACATAATGCAGCTTGTAGGGTTAAACGTAATGCCTGACAAAATTAAGATGTCGGTTTTAGAAGATTGGATAAGGAGCGAATACGGCAACTTTACAATAAACGAGATTAAAGTAGCGTTTAAACAAATGGTAGCTAATGACTTTATAGATCATTATCAGAATTTTAGCCCTGCATACTTTAGTCAGGTAATGGATAGGTACAAGAAAAAAGCAAACGAAATACGCAAGATGATGCCACAAGAACGAGTAGAAGCAATACCGCACTTAACTGACTTAGAGATAATTGATTACAGTTACCAGGAATACAAATTGTTGGAAAACAGAACATTTGATAGGGTGTTTAACCCATTATCTGTATTTACAAAGCTAAACGCTACCGGCATAAAGAAGTGGACAAAAGAAGATGGCGCAGAAGCTAAAAAGAAACTAATGGAGATTATAACCTACAAAGCAAATAGAATGGACATAATCAGCGCAAAGCAGTACCGAGATGAGTGGACTGAGAGTTGGCTAAAGAACCAAGCCAGAGCAGTAGCGGTTGCTTTATTTTTTGATTTGCAAATTGAAAATAATAAAATTACTTTTAAATGAGACACGGAAGTTTATTTAGCGGAATAGGTGGCTTTGATTTAGCTGCTGAATGGTGCGGTTGGGAAAACGTATTTCATTGTGAGTGGAACACATTTGGACAAAAAGTTTTAAAACATCACTTCCCAAAATCAATAAGTTACAATGACATCACTAAAACAGACTTCACTATTCACAGAGGAGACATCGACATTATCTCAGGTGGCTTCCCTTGCCAACCCTACTCAAGTGCAGGAAAGCGACTTGGCAAAGAAGATGAGAGACACCTCTGGCCGGAAATGCTTAGAGCAATTAGAGAAATTCAGCCGAGTTGGGTTGTGGGCGAGAACGTTCGCGGACTTACTAATTGGAACGGGGGATTGGTATTCGACGAGGTGCAATCTGAGTTGGAAGCTGAAGGCTACGAAGTGCTTCCGTTTTTACTTCCAGCTGCAGCCGTTAACGCACCACACCGACGAGACCGGATTTGGTTTATTGCCTACTCCAACTGCTATGGATCAAACAAACGCAACAGTGCATATGAAATCGCCACAACTAACGGAAGGCTCGATGCACTCAGTAACACTAACAAGAGCGATGGCAATGGGATTGCTACCGACACCAACAGCTATGGACAGCAGCAAAAATGGGGATATGACAGGAGCAGCCAAGATGTTAATGGGAGCGACAATGCGGAACTCAGGTCAGCAAATACAAAAGACATTGACAGATGCAGTACAAATGGAAATACTAAAAACCAATCCAAAATTAACAATGGAACTTGCATCGAAGGAATATATGAAAAGGACAAAACTTCCAGATCAAATGGAGTTTGTGGAATGGATAAAAACATTGGGCAATCAAAAGGAAATATCGGAGAAAACGAATTTAAAATTAACAAAGATAGAGCATTGGTTCAGGAAGGACAAAGTAGGTTTCAGTTATCCGACAATAGAGGATTGGATAGAGTTAAAGAAACATTATCAAGTACCAACGGGAATGGATTACAAAATGATGTACCAGGACTCAATAGAATGGAAAGGGTTACTACCGACTCCAACACTACAAGAATACACGAACAGCACATTACCGCCAAGTCAAATGAAAAGAAACAATATAGCAGGAGTTCTTTTGAGGCAAGGTGTTTCAGCACATTCCCAACTGAACCCCCTATTTGTGGAGCAAATGATGGGCTTCCCAAAGAATTGGACGGCATTACCTTTTCAAAATGGAGAAACGAAAGTATAAAAGCATACGGGAATGCTATCGTTCCGCAGGTTGCTTATCAAATTTTTAAAAGTATTTCATTATATCAAGAACTTTAGTTTAGTTTTGTATTATGACGGCAAACGAATTAACAAAAGAAGCAATCAAGACCCTAAATAAAAACGGAGCTTTTGTATGGCGAAACAATAACCTTGCCGTAAGAGGTCGCACATTCATAGGACTTAAAGGAGTTCCAGATGTAGTAGGTTTTACCAATCAAGGAGTAGCAGTTTACTGCGAAACAAAAGCAATAGGCGATAAGTTAAGCACTTACCAAATAGCATTTTTAAACTTAGCAAAGGCATCAAAATGTTTATGCTACATAGCAACTGAGGACAATGGCAAACTTTCATTAACCGAATATGAACCGCAATAGCATTATAATTCAGTTGTGGGATAGCACCGAACTAAAAGATGCTATTAGTAAAATGCAGCCAGAGGAATTGCAAGATGATTTACGCAGCGAACTATTTAAGGTACTATGTGAAATGGACGAAGAAAAGCTAATTGATATGCACAAGCGCAACGTATTAAAGTTCTACTTAGTTAGAACTATGATTAATATGATGCAAAGTAATACAAGCCAATTTTACAGAACTTATAGGAAACCTTTAAACGCAGAAGTACAGTTACACGATAGAGACGAAGATTTACTTAACCGAGTAGAAACGGAACTTAGTAAACTACATTGGTTTAGTAGCGACCTACTTAAACTTTATGCTATTAACCACAACTGCAACGCAAAGGAATTAAGCAGGGTTACCGGCATACCTTATATGACAATCCACAGGGTATTGAAACTAACCAAGCGTGAACTTAAAAAACAATTACGAAAATGATAATCATAGCAGCGATATGCTTTGCAATATTCTTTGTAGAGATACACCAATTCCATAGGAAGTGGAAATTAGATTTTAAGCCTTTCAGTTGCACGAGTTGTTTAGCAGCTTGGACAGGTTTAGTTTTATATTTACTACCTGCAATATGTACCGATGTTATTGCGTTTGTATTTATACCAGGAGTTGCAGCTCCTTTACTATCTAAAATAATGTGGAACTTATGGAAATAGATCATATAAATTACTTAGACCTGCATAGACCTAATTACGAAATGGTGCAGAACGGATATGTTAGGAATATAGATTTAGACATCTTAAAAATGTACGAGCATATTTATCGCAAGTATATGAGTCCAGATTTCATTTTAACTGTATGGTGCAGCCATTGTATCTTTGATATGATTAAAAGGCTTTACGAATGGTACGACGCACAACCAAAACCAAAAAACAATGCAAAGAGTAATTAATTTTAGCGGTGGTAAAACTTCTGCTTATATGACTATAAAAGAATATAAGCCCGGAGATATTG